GCTTTGCCTCTTCGGCGCTCTGCTGACCGGCTTCTGGCTGTTTGGTGCCGCCTTCTGGTTCGTGAATTCCCTCATCCAGCGCAGCTGCAGCATCCATAGCCAGCTGCTCGATTTCTTCGGCACTCTTGTCTTTCACTGCCTGACCGAAGATCTTAAATAAAAATCCCTTTTTCATTACTTTCCTTTCCGGCTTTTTCGCCTCTTCTTTTTTATCTGAATCTAAAATAGCAGCCCGCTTCCCGGCTCTTCCCCGTTCTACGACTGCTACGTGATTCCCTCTGATCTTTTTCTGGCTGTATGTGCCATCTTCATTCCGGACATAATCGCATTCATACCCGCAGCTGATCTCTCGCTTTCCATTCTGGATCGCATTGATCAGGTCTCTGTCGTGAATATGAAGGTCTGCAATCATATAATCAGACCATTCACCAGATCCTTTGCGGATATTCTGGGCGTGTCCCATTTCATAGTTCTTTACATCATCCGGCCCGATCAGTCCCGGTGGATGATCATTAGTGACCGGCTTTCCTTCAAATGATGCAAGAGCCGCCTCTGAAAACACATCATCTGGTGAACGGCTTACCGCAATGATCCTGTCCGCATCTGCCCCGGACAGCCCCATTTCCCGCCCCAGATATTCCTGTGTTCCGGTTCGGGCAATTGGCACGTTCTTGCAAATTAAAAAGCCCTCTCCAGTTTCAAGCTGGTTAGGACTTATCGTATAACCATAATAAGCAAGCATTTACTCTTTCCTTTCTATTTTTCCGCATTTGGTACATCTCCGCACATAACCGCCATAAGGACCGGAAGCCCGACTCCAATGCTTGCGGTAGTGGTGACAGCACTCTTTTTTCTTGAAAAACCTCTGCCTGATCCACGATATAAGCCCCATACGATCACCTTCTTTCATTTGCGACGTCGCAATTATTCTTAAAAATGAGTACAAAAATACCACCGGCCTGCTGACTGGTGGTATTATCCCTGACTGTAAGGACATTTTAAGCAAATCACCCTTGCTGCTTCGATATCCTTAATCTCCTCTAGTTCTTTTGTTGATGATACTTTAAAAAAACGGTTCAGACACATCATTGAGTCATAACATAAATCTGCGCATATTACTTTTTTATATGCCGGACAATAATGATCCGCTTCATAGTCCAAATCATAAGCCATTTTTTCGTATCACCTCCAAAATTATATCTGTACTCTCATCAAAATCTATCTTATTCCAAGCAGTTTTATAAATCCAATCATCACCGTTTTTCGTAATCACGCATACACCCGAAGAACTATAAAATACCTGACGTTTTCCGCCCCATTGTGAAAACATGCATCGTGCATTATTCATATAACTACGAATATCATCATCCGTAATCTGACGTTCCAGCATTCTATGCATAATATGATACGGATCGCGCTTTCCTTCCGGCAGAATAAATGCCTGTTTCTTTTGTGGTGGTAATGGATTTCCAATGTTATGCAATCCAAGTTCTTTGAGATTGCACCCAACATTATAATATTTCTTATTGCTTGACGGATACTTTTCTAAATCCTTTTGTGTACTTCCACTTCTCAGGATCATTATACTTCAATTCCCGAAACTTAGCAAAGTCTTTAGGAACATCTTTTCCTAAAGCAGTCCTGTACTCTTTATGCTGCTTTATGTCTCTATACAGCTGCTGCCTGTTCCTCTGTTTCTCTTGATAAGCTGCAATCTGTTTCTTAGTCCTTGGATCCCGGTTCAGAGGGTTCTTTTCAATACTGGAAAAATCCTTATCTTTCTTTATCCGCTCTTCACTTTTACCGATTGTGGTGTACTTGACCAGGCTATGAAGGCAATTGGGGTGGATATTCAGATAGGTATTTGTAAGGTCATTCGGGCCATTTGTATCTATTTTCCCAAAAGCAATGGATAAAAGTGGATAATCCGGATTCATTCCACTTTTAGAATAAATACGCCCTTCCAGAGGCGCGCACACTGGACAGGTACTTCCAATCTTTACGATCTGCCATAGATCATGGTCATCTGCAGATAAAAGTGCTGCGACTTCTGCCTGATGCGCAGTTGTCCGGACTGCCATGTTTCCATAAGACTGAATGCTCCATTTACGGCCCGCCTTATCCGTAAAACCAGTAATGCCATTAGCTTCCATATCCTTGACCAGATCCTGGCTGCTTTTGATCCAGGGTTTTCCCGCTGCCTCTTCCCGAAGCACCTGTTCAAGAGTAAGCTTCCTGTATGGATCGTCTTCCAGCCTTGCAATCGTAAAAACCGTTTCTACGCTTTTCTTAGCAGTACCGGCCATTTCAACAATCTGGCCTTGAAGATTATTACTCAGCTGCTCCATGATAGCCAGCTGCGTTACAGATCTTGGACTTGCCAGGCTGCGCGCATTGGAATATCCTGCAGCATCCTTATCAGAGTGATAGAAGATCTTTTCAATCATAACTGGAACATAGCTCCAGGAAGTGTCTATCATATTCTGAAGGATACCCTGCACTCTTTCAAGGGCCGCAACCTCTGCATATTCCACCTGCTCCCTGTTACGTTTCTTTTTGATTTCCTGTATCAACTCTTTTTCTGTGCGAAGAAACAAACGCCGTAAGAATGCCGTGATATCAGAAGTCGCCGGTGGTCGTATCTTCATCGTCATTACTTATCCCGTCCTCTCCGGAACTATCCGGGAAAGAAAAGCCTGCCAGAGGGTCCTGCATACTGCGGGACTGTGAATACAGCTTTCCTTTTCCTGCTTCCACCGCCTCATCTGTGATCTTACTGTAAAGCCCAGTCTCATCAGCCAGTCCCTGAAGTTCCTGCAGGGCCGTAGCAGCATCAACCAGGTCATTCTGATAAACTGCAAGGATCGCGTTGCTCTTTCTCTCTGTAATATCTGCTATGTCCTTTGCATCCGGTGTTTGCATTGGTGAGAAGTCAATATCCATATCATCCGGCATCTTTCCCCAGGCCGACAAAGCCATGACAGGAAGCAACCGTTCAATGATGCCTCTAAGTTCTGTCTCACGTAGTCCGTCAATGTAATCGTAATAGTTCTGCAGATCCGCCTCACCGGTAGCGTTAAGACCGGCCGGTGAACGTCCAAACAGCTTTGTCCCGCCACATCCATCATTACACGGTCATACACATCCGGAAGTCCTGTGAATGTGTACTGCGTGTTGTGGATTGCATCTCCTTTATTGATAAGTCTGGTTCCGAAGTTGCTTTCCATCATGGATTGAGCCGCCATGGTATTCCAGAACCGTCTCTGGATCTCTGTATTAGAAGCACCAAGCAGCTGATCCAGACCGTCTGTTTCCTGATAATTGATATTCGCTCTGAAAGTCAGTGCCGCAATGTTTCCAGCCACATTATCACGGCGGACCAGCTCATCATAGATTGCCTCTATCTCCGACTCGCCCCAATACTGCTCTGTTACCATTTCCATCCACGGCAACTCACGACCGATAAAGCGAATCACACGGCTGTGATGCACCCTGGCTACCATTGTTCCTGTTTCATCATTACGGATCGTATAATAAGCAGGCAGACTAAAGTCTGGATCTTCTGCATCTGTGACCAGTTCACCCTCTGGATAAATGCCATTCCACCGGTCTAGGATATGCAGTCCCAGGAAGCTTCCTGGCATCACAGTATCCATGTCTAGCGGCATGCTCAGATCATTCTGTCCTTTGATCAGGATCACACCGGCAGCCCCACCATAAAGACGTCCCCAGTACATTCCAAGCAACAGTTTCTTTCGTATCTGGGTCTTACGTTCCAGCTGCACCATTTCTTTTAAATATTGAGGCGCAATGCTGGTCTTTAAGTCATACCATTTGCGGATCATATCATTTGGAATGGTCGCTATGATGTTCTGTATGATCCAGTTTTCCCGATAAAGACTTGTAAGCAACTGGTAGTTCTGCGTCATACGGGTCATGGGATACTCTGTTGCCTGTAAAAGATCCATGGTCCCAAAACCTATCCTTGCAGCAGGATTAGAAAAAGCGTCCATCGTTGTAACGGGCGCCCTTTGGTTCATATTCTGTTTTGTAGCCGTCCGTGTCTGGCGTGACGTCTTTTTCTTTGACATTTAACTTCCTCCTATGCTCCGATCCGCCACTTTGGCAGGACCGTATAGCAATAATATCTTAAAGCATCCGGTCCGTGATTTTTTTGTTTAACCGGCTTTTCTTCTCCGCGTTCAGCTGCCTTATCATCCCATACGTAAGACTGCATCTCACTGATCAGGCCCTTGCAGTTATCTTTATTGATCCGGATATTTCTCTTAGCCAGGAGAGAACCAACCACACGGATACCGTCTGCCACCTCATTATTGGCCGGTTTTACATACAGGCCACGGCTACGTAACTCCGTAATAAATGATGCTGCTGATGGGTCCACAACAACCATACATTGATCCTGTGGTTCCATTCCCATAAATTCTGTCATATCATCTGCATACTGGGCATCCGTCCTTTGCGGATTTGCACTGCGCCTTGCTTCCTCAGAACGGCTGTCCCACCGATATTCCTGTTCAATCCATATAGTCTGTCCATCATCCCATACCTCCAGAAATACACACGGGTTCGTCGTACCATAATCTACTGTAATGGCCTTCATAGCTGTGTTCTTTAAAGCAACCGGACGTTCCTGATCAGTATACAGGTTATCATCTGTGAGCATAGTGTAGATCAGGCCTTCCGCTACAGCCCACAAGCCTTTGATATAGCGTAGATAAAAGACACCTGCATACATTGCCCTGTACTTTTCTTTCACCTTTTCAGAAAGGCTCAGGTTATCATCCATTGTAAAGTGCAGATACAGCAGCCGCTTCTTAATACGCTTATCGATCCATTCCAGCTTAAACCAGTGCATTGGACCGGACGGGTTACAGTTAAACCACCAGGTCGCACCTTCCACGGAGCATCTGGCCGTTGCCTGGTTTACAAAGCTTTCCGGCATCAACGCAACTTCATCAAAAAAGGCACCTGCTGCCGTGATACCTTGCACCAGGTCCTGGGAACCTTCATCCTTGCCACCAAATATGTAAAAATAATTGGTCCTGCCATTTCTGCTGACTTCCAGCATGTTGGGAAAGTCTCCAGAAATATGATAGATCCAGTGATATCCCCGGCTGGTGAGCATCAGTTTCAGGTTCTGCAGCACGTTACGCTTAAAAGAGCTGATCGTCTTTCCTGCCATGATGAAATTCTGTCCGTCATAATTTGCCATGCTCCACATTGTATAAGACAGGCTCATGCTGACTGTCTTTCCAGAACGGATCGCCCCATCTGCAATTATGCCTCCTGCCTCTCGCACTGGACTGTTCGGCAGCCACCATGTAAAGATCTGGCGTTGCTTCTTGGAAAACTTTTGAAACTTAAATATTGGACGTTTCTTCTTCATTCTCTGCGTTCTCCTTTAAGCTTTCATCATTTCTCCAATCATCTGCAGCAGAACTATCCAATGCTTCTAAGAAACCGTCATCTTCCTGTTCTTCCTCATCCAGATCACCTAATTTCCTTGCTGCCATTTCTAACCGCTTTGTTTCGATTTCCAGGCGTGCATCATCCACACCATACCTGTGTAGCGCATCAATGGCGGCCTGCTTTCTGGCCTGTACACGGGTCAGTGCATCCTCAATGTTCTGGATCTGCCCCAACTTCCCACGGTACTCCAAAAGGTCCGTCTCCTTGTCCTTTTCAAGACCTTTTTTGTGGCCTACTGCAGTCATGCCTGTTTCACCCACAACTATCTCATTCTCTTCATCTGCTGCGTTGCGCAGCAGCTC